AATACAAGAATGTCCTATAACGCTAAGACGTTTGAAGTGCAATCCACAGAACTTCAGTTCGCAGAGCAAGATGGCAACGTGTTTGCAGCAACCAGACTGACGTTACAGGAAATAGATACAACGATATATGACTACTCTGCAGGAAGCTATGTGGATGTTGTTGCAGAGGGTGGCAATGTTAGCGGAGGAAGCCTAGCTATCAGCGCTCCAACCAGCCTAGCTCTTACGCAGATTACCAATCAAGAAGGAACGACAGCAAAAATATCAGTCAAGATTGCTTGGACAAACAATGCTAATGACGCAATACAAGGCACAGAAATATCATATAGGTTAAGCACAGATGGAGCGAATGACTACAAAACGGCGGGGATTGCGGGAAAAGGAGAAACCAGTGTAACCTATGAAGGTGGCGTTGTAGGAAAACAATACTATGTCAGGGTTCGGCATTTTGCTTTTGATAATGTTTACAGCGCTTATACAAGCCCTGCAAATATCACTATTGCTGAACCAGACACTATCAGCGCACCCACATCTGTTTCTGCATCAACAGGAAGGGCCGGATTCATTGAAATTGGATTCACAGCCCCCGCAGTAGATAGTGTAATCAAGGTAAACATCTATTACAGCACTTCTAGCGGCTTCACGCCCGCCTCTGGCAATTTATTAACATCCGTAGGGGTAACTAAGAGTTCTGTCAGGAAACACGCTGTAGGCATCTCAAGCGGCCTAGCTTACGGGACTACTTACTACTTCAAGCTCAAGGCAGAGAACAGCTACACAACAGAGTCATCTGCCTCCTCTGAGGTATCTGGAAGCTTTACGCAAACAGCCGCAGCGGATATAGCAGATGCAACACTTACCGCAGCCAAGTTTGCTTCTTCCATTGAGCCTGTGACTATTGTTAGCTCCGTCCCTTCGTCTCTGGGTACTCAAAGCATCTATAACACTGGTGATAACCAACTTTACCAGTGGAATGGGTCATCCTATGTGGCTTTGGGTGGAGTCTCTAACTTCTCACAATTATCAGGAACCGCTAGCACAGCACAGATAGCCAACCTAGCGATTACTACAGGAAAACTTGCTGATGCGGCTGGTACGGCTGCCAAGATTGCCACCAATGCTATCACTGCTACCAAAATATCAGACGGCGCTATAGAAACCGCCAAGCTAGCGGCTGGCGCTGTGACCGCCGCTAAAATAACGGCAGGGACAATAACCGCGTCAGAAATTGCAACCGGAACAATAACGGCTACACAACTTGCAGCCGGATCAGTAACAGCCGGAAAAATAGATGCGCTTGCTGTATCAGCGGGGAATATAGCATCTAGCGCCATAACTGCCGGAAAGATATCAGCCGGAGCAGTTGGCGCATCTGCTATAGCGGCTAATGTGATTACTGTAGACAAGCTAGCATCCAGTAGTGGATCTATTGCTACAGGGTTGCTTTTTGGATTAGGTGGTGGAGCTACGATTAATAGCATTCAAGCTGCTGTCGTTGGCGAAAGCTCTTCATCAAGTAAAACTGGAGGAATATTTACTTCAAGAGCATCACCTATAGGGTTGGCGGCTGGAAACACAGGGCAGGGTAACGGTGATTATGCCGTTGTTGCATATGGAGGACTTGGGTATAGCGGAGGTAATTATACACAACAAAATGCTACAGGGACGCTAGGAGTCGGTACTGCTGGAGGATATTTTAATCACGGAGGGTCTAGGGATGTTTATTTAGCGGATAGCACTTACTCAGTAAATGCTACGGGAAATATTTATACAGCCGGATCATACCTTCCTTTCACTGGCGCTCACGAATCCGTATTAGCTAACTCTGAAACCATAGAATTAGGGGACATAGTGGTTGATGCCTCTGTGGTTGATAAGAAAGGTTTGTCAGATGTAGTTACGAAAGTGGAAGCCTCTAGCTCCGCGAATCAAAAGACTGTGCTTGGCGTTTATGCGGAAGATGCGCCCTCTGAGTATGTATCACCAACTTTATCAGATGAAAGTACAGTTGAGGATGAGGTTTCAGGGGTAAGCAGAAAAGAATATGCCCTGAAAAGTGAGCATGAATCATTAATGGAAGATCACAAAATTGTTTATATCAATGCGGTTGGCGAGGGTTTAATTAATGTCACTGGTGAGTCTGGAAACATATCTGCCGGAGATTTAATAGTTACCTCAAGTACCTCTGGAAAGGGGATGAAGCAATCGGATGATATAATCAGAAGTTACACCGTTGCTAAAGCAAGAGAAGATATAAGCTTTGACAACGCCTCAGATACAGGTCAGATAGCCTGTATTTACCTTTGCGGATAGGTTTCACATGAAACGTCGGAGGAAGCATGAAACTAGGTGGATTACTCAAGTCTTTAGCCCCAACAATAGCTAGCGCTGCGGGTGGCCCTATGGCGGGAATGGCCGTCAAGATGGTAGCCAAGAAATTAGGTTTACCAGAAACAGCAACGGCCAACGAAATAGAAGACCTTGTTGAGCGCGAACCAGAAAAAGCGGTAATGATTAAAGAGGCCGATAAAGACTTTAAAAACAAAATTAGAGAGATGGAGATTGATCTGGAGTCTTTTAAGACTGAGGTTCAAGACCGTCAACACGCCAGAGAAACTTTTAAAGATGATTGGACGCCTAAAGTTTTTGGAGTGTTGGCTCTACTTCTTTATGGAGCTTACGTTTTAACGGTGACCATAATGCCTCACGATCAGAATGACGAAACTATCATCTCACTCGTATTAGGCCAGCTATCAGGAATTCTAGGCACGATGGCGGCATTTTGGTTCAGCGGGTCACAGTCAAAGTAAGGGGAAGGCATGGATAATTTAATTAAAATGCTTAGGCAGCATGAGGGTGTTATGACTCATGTTTATCGTGATACCGAGGGGTTAGAGACTATAGGCGTTGGTAGATGTATTGCTGACGGCTCTCTAGGCTTAAATGATGATGAAATAGACTACTTGCTTACTAACGACATTAACCGATGCAAGGAAGAGGCAAGGGAGTTCTCTTGGTATGAAGAGCTTGACACCATCAGGCGCGAGGCAGTCCTAAATTTGCTATTTAATCTAGGCAGATCAAGATTTGCTCTTTTTAAGAAGGCTATAGCTGGCTTAGAAAATCACGACTATGACATCGCCAGTGATGAATTTTATGATAGCCGTTGGAGAAAACAGGTTGGAAAAAGGGCTGATGATATATGCCATATGATTCGTACAGGAACTTATCCCGATGGCTTTGAGCAAGAACCAGAGTCGTAATTTAGGAGTTCTTCTTGCGGTTATTTCGGGGGAATCTCTGCCTTCTGACTATCTGCAAAAGTCCATAGATGTTGGATTTGTTGTATTCCATGAAGGAAAGTATTTTCTGACTCCAGAAGGTATTGATGAGAAAAACAGGCTTTGCACTCTAGCAGGGCTGAACATAAGGCTTAATACAGAAAAAAGCCCTAGAGAGTGAGAGTTCTCTAGGGCTTAATCGCATCGTCGTTCAAGGAGTTGAATGACCTTTTATGCGACGTTGTTTTTTTATAGAAAAGGAGATAGTCACATAAGAGGCAACCCAATCTTTATACTTATCTGGAACTTTGTCAAGAGCCGCTCGTCTTTCTTCTCTTGTTTTAAGATCGCAGATTTCCGCTGCGTATTCTCTTGGGCGCTTTTCTAACTTTAAAAATACCATCGGCTGCTAGGGTCTGCATTAATAAAACGACAATGAGCTTTAAGCTCTGGTGAGTCAGGTTGCTGGTTAATTCTCTCAGCAAAGTACAAACATCGGTCAATATCTTTAAAACATAGAGCCTGTTCGCATGACTGCTGTACATCTTGCCCGTCTACGCTCACAACCAGTATGAATAAAACTATTTGCATTATTTTTTTTCTAAAAGATTGTTGTAGTTTCTTTTTGCGTTTTTGTATTCGCTGATTTTCTTCTTAAAATCTCCGGTGTTTTCTTCCATTTCCTCAATAAACTCTATATTTCGCTTAGCATCTTCACAAAAACGTCCAGTTGCCTTGTATGTTATAAACTTGTGAGTCTGACCGAAATCCATTAAAAATCTCTTTAATGTGTCGCTTGCCCTGTCATATTCAACTTTACGCATCATTAAAAGCGTATCTTGTTCAAAATTTTTATCTTTTTTAGATAGTTTTTGATTGTCTTTAAATATTTTTAAGAAATTCATAGCTAATCTATTGCGCTTATTGTGACTGTGCCTTCATCACTTGATGCCATTGCTTCTTGCCATGTTGGCTCTGTTTCTCCGTACACAATCGTTGATCCTGACTCTGTTTTCTCGCAAACATACTTAATAGCCAAAACAAGACGCTCTGTTATTTTTTGATGACCATTCTCTATTCTGGCTATATGGCTGCGATTTGGCTTGCCTTTTGCCATATATCCTAGTTTTTCAGCCATCTCTCTCTGGCTTAGTCCAGCGGCGGTTCTAAGCTTTTTGATGTACACTCCATTCATTAGTTTTTCCCTTCTGGATAGTTTGTTTTTTTGAGGTGAGCTTGCACTTTGGCATTTCTGCATATTGGACAGACGGGTATGCCAGTTAGATCGTCATGGAATATTTC